GTACCGGGGGAACAGGTGGTACAGTAGGAAGACCCGGTATATTTGACAAGTCTATATTAGAAAAATCTAAATTAGACAAATCAACAGGCGGTGTCACAGTCGGAGTAACCGGAGGCGCCACAGGTACTGGAGGCGGTACAGGAGCCGGAGGTTGAATCGGACGAATATTGGGCACATTCAAATTATCTAAATTAAAATTACCAAAATCTAAATTAGAATAATCAATCGGAGGCAAAGCCGGAGTCGGAGCTGGCGGAGGCGTTGCAGGAACAGAGGTTACGCGAGGTGTCACTCTAGGCGCCACGCGCATAGGCTCAACCGGTTCCTTCGCAACCCTCATCCGAGGATTCATGAATCGAGTAAAGTCCACCATCTAAAAAACTCCTTGAAAGCGCTGAGGTCGCGCAATCGGGCTAAAACCCTTTACTACTCCGCCTCTCGCCATGCGCTTCGCTTTCGTCTCACCCGCTTTCGACAAAGCAATCGCTACCGCCTGATTCTGCGGATATCCTTCGTCACGCAACTTTCGTATGTTGCTACTGATCGTCTTCTGACTTTTGCCCTTCTTCAACGGCATGTCAGCACACCATGCAATCCGTGCCCTTGATCGCGGCTCCCGCTCCACGGACCTTGGCCTTACGTGGTTTGTCCCCGGCCATCGGAGCTTTAGCCGTCTTGCCATAAGGAATACGACCTTGACCTTTGATGTCAGCGTACTCAACCGCTTTTGGTGCGTTTTTAGGCTTGCTGCCCGTGCATTTTACTTTGCTTTTCATATCAGCCTCCCGGTCTGCGTGAGAAGACGCTTGTAGATGGCCCAGAGGATAAAACATAACCCGCTGGGTTTTGTGTTGTTGGAGCTAAGGAACCAATACCTTTATCCGATTCCCGCACACTTGCAAACAAAGATTGGTCAGGTGCTTGGTATAAACCGGTACCTTGCGCCAATTCAGGATTGTTTGCAAGAACATAGCTCTGGTACAACTCTTGACCGGCCGCGGGCCCAAGACCTTGGTCCGTAAACGATCCAGCAACATCGCCCATGCTCAAATTTAAATTATCCAAAGGCGTTGTTGGATTGACGTATGTCGGAACATTGCCTGCAGTCGGAAGCGTAATTGGAGCTACGTTGGTAAACGTTGGCGGGATAGGCGTAATCTGCGTGAAAGGTTCCGTTACCGTGGGGATTGGAGGTGTCGTTTTAGGCGTACCCGGAGGCAAATACGGAGCTGGCTTATCAATAGGCGTTCGCTCAGGTTTTGTAAGTGGTGGCAACATAGTGTCTTCTTCTTGTTGACCACCATAAAAATTACTAAAGAAATCAGAGTTGCCTGTGTAATCTTCTTGCGTACCGTACTTCATGAACGCTAGCGCGTCAGCGGATGTTAAACGTCCGTCACCATCAACGTCGTAAGCTAAATTCTCTGCGCTGTTCCGATCGCCCTCTAATCCAACAGCGCCGCGCAATGCGCGGACAGAATCTGCAGGGACCATCTGGCCATTGTATTCAACAAACTCAACCCCTTCTCTACGAAAACCGCCTTGATCTGTCACAGGCGGCGTTGTGTTATCAACATATTGACCCGTCCTCTCATCAAAGTTTGGGTCACCACCAGCATAAACCATGTCATCCTGTGCCGTACCGCTTATATATTGACCCGTCCTCTCATCAAAATTAGGATCTCCGCCCGCATAAACCATGTCATCCTGTGCCGGATTTTGCTGTTCTGGTTGAGCCAGATAGCTGTAATCAAAATCGCCACTCTGAATACGCTTTCGGCCAGCTTCATCCAGTACTTGAATGTTGCTCTTGTCTGTAATCGGAGCCACCATCTGAACACCAACGGTGCCCCCACGATTAACCGTTTGAGGACCAAACAAGTTGTCAATGTACCTGCGGTCAACAACACTGCCTTGCAAACGATTTCCGTTCGAATCATACAAGGTGTATCGCATCTTTGTCGGATCATCTACCGCTTCGTATGACAAATACGCCCTGTCTTTCGGATTAGGCTTATTGCGATCAACCGAACCGCCCTCCGCATAATTACGCGGATAAGCGTAGTTCAAACTTTTCTCCATCATGGCTGGGCGCCTCCTCGCTGTTTAATCAGCTCGCGTTCCATCGCAGACTGGATACGGGCCTGCGTTTGTTTCTCCTGTGAAGCCAAGCGCTGATCGAATTGTCGCGCCCGCATTTCCTGATTCTGAGCGTCCAACTGAACCTTCGCTTGGTCGATCTGCTGATCCGCCTGATCCGCTTGAGCACGAAGCTGAAGCTCCTGCTCCTTGAGCTGAACAAGTGGGTCCGGACCGCCCGCGCCAGATAACTGACCAGACAACTCCTTGACCTGCTGCAAACCTTCCGCAACCAACTGCGCCGTAAGCTGCTCGATAGCCAACATCTGCTCGTCGTCGGCAGGCTGACCTCCCGACTGCTGAACCTGCTGCAAATATTGTACCGCGGCCTGCTCTCGAGCGGCTAACTGAACGTGCTCCATAACGTGCTTTTGCAAACTAATCGCAATCTGTGGCATCTGACCCACCATCGCCGACGAACCAAATACCAAGTGCGCCGTAATGTGCGCCTGATGGTTCTGACCCTCGAACGCCTTCAATGGCAACATGTCCATAGCGTTAATGTTCTCCTGCGCCGGATCAATAGGCTGAGGCTCCTCCGCCGGAACCGCCTTCATAATCCGATCCACATCCGTAACGCCCAAAGCGTCGTACATGTCACGAAATACCTCGTGCATGTTATGAATATCAGGTGCTTGAGCCGCGAGCTGCAACTTAGTCTGCGCGAGCATAATCCGCTGAGCCTGACTGAATACGTTCGGATTGCTGACCGGAATCACATCCACCCGATCGTCAAAGTCCGTAGCCATGATCGTCTCATCACCGCCCGGAACCGTGTACGGATACCGCTGCGGCAAACTCTCGCTCATCACCCGAGCCAGAATCTTGAACTCCTGACGCATCGCGTAATGCAGGCGCTTGTGTACAGCGCTCATGACCCGCGAGCCTTGTTCCATCATAGCCATCGTCGTGCCAACAGCCGCCTGCTGATTACCATCACCTACCTTCAAATCCGTGATGGTCGCAAACCGCTGACCCGCCTGAACCACAAAACCCAATAGATTAAACAACGTCTGATCGGGGCCCTTGAACGGCAAAGGCATCAAACTGTCTCGAATCGCACCGCCGGGCGCATCAACGTCCCTAAACTCACCGGGCTGCAATGGATCATCGTCGTCCCTGATCCGTAGGCCGCGGGCCTTGAATCCCGCAGGTAAATTCGACAAGGTGCCCGCATCAATCAACTGACGCAGTGCAGCCGTCGCGGTCCGCGACAAACCGCCAATGGTGTGAATCAAGCCCAAACCATAAAATCCAAAGCCCGGCAAGAACTTGTAATGCGTGAAATATTGGATTTTCTTCTTAAGCTCGTCTTCTTCGCGATAATTGCGACGAATCGACAAAATCTGACCATTGTCCTCTGAAATAGTGACAATGTAAGGGACCCGAATGCCCGTAGGCTCACCGTCCTCGTCTAAATCCTCGTAACCTTCCAGATCCAAATCAACATGACACTCCAAAATTGTGCAGTCATAATCAATTTGATTGGGCTCAAAACCCTCAATCCTGTCAAACTCGCCCTCCAACTCAGACATCTCTTTCTGAGCCGGAATCACCTCAACGTCCAAATACGTGCCCGCAACCTGACGCTTGCGCAAATCGTTCAACGACATCCGCACCACTTGCGTGATATTGGGACATGTTTCGAGGTCCGCGGTCTCATACGGTACAATCAAGTTTTCCGCAGGAACAAACTTGGACACCGCCCGACCTAAGGTCTCATCGTAATAGGTTTTCTTGAACGTAGACCCAGCCAGCGGTAAATAAAACAGCATCTGGTCCATGTCAGGCGTGTATTCTTCCATCACGTTAGTGATGTAATAATTCATAAAACTCTTAACGCGCTGAGCCTGCTGAGACTTGGCTGGCGTTTCCTTACCCATCACAACCGTGCGAACGGGCCCCGAAGGAGGTAACAACTCGTTAAATGCCTGAGCCTGAAACTGCGTGGCCGCCTCCGCCAACAACGGATGAGTCACACCAGAGGCTCCACGGAAAGGCTGCGTCCGCTCGTCGTAAGTAAAGCCCAAAAGCTCCAAACCCTGCGAATACGCGTCTTCCCATTCCTGACGACTCGCCTTGTTCGCATCAAACTCAGACAAAAGCTCAGAGGAAATGCGAGCCAGCTCACGGTCCGGGATCTCTTCAGCAAGGTTCGCGTAAAAATCATCACTCTCACCACGCATGTCCTGCGGGTCAAAGTCGATCTCTACACCACCGTCCTCCGTAGGCGAAATCTCAATCTGACCCACATCCTCAGCGCCAATCATCGCAATAACGTTATTCTGTGAATCCGGCAGCTCAAGCTCTAACTCAGCAGCCAAATCCTCTTCGTCTAGCTGAGATGGAACATTGCGATCCATCATTCCTGCGTCTGGTCTACCATTCGCCATGGCCACTCCTAATGCTCCCGGATGAAGTAACCCCGTTCATCTCGCGGAAAATAAACATCCGGACCCGTATCCGGACTCTTAAACTGTCTCTCGGATTCACTCCGTCCTAATATCGTATTTAACTGCTCAAAGATCGCACTGTCTACCATTTGTGTGATCTGAGCCGGGGTCGCGTTTATCCCCGCCTTCTTAAACAACGAAACACCAAACGCATTGTTGCGCTTATCCATCGCCGCATGTAACCGATTAGCACCAAACTCGTTGATGTTACCAATGCGCATCGCTGTCTCAGGACCATACTCCATCGCCGCCAAAGCAGATCCAAGCATGTGCTGACGCGTATCACGCAATTCTTGAGGCGTAGGTAAGTCTTTACGGGGACGATCAAAGCGCGTAGGACCCGCAAGCGGATCCACACCCTCAGGATATCCGTATTCCGAAGCCAACTGGTCATAAAACGGCGGGGCCCCCTCAGGATATAACACATCCTGTAACTCAGAACCCGCTTGACCCGACCGACTTATCGCTTCTTGGCCCTCGGCTCCAACTGGCAAGGGTATGTCCTTCTCAGGATCAGTAAACATATGATCCGACAAAAACCGCAATACTCCCTTCTCGGCATACTCCG